CCTCTGTGCCTCCGCGATTGTATTCTGCTCGCCATTCTAAGCCCTTCTTTGCCTCGTCAGCCATGCCTGCTGTGGGCTTTGTGTTGATATCCTCCAAAGCTTTTATGTCGTCTTGAAATACATAAAGCTTTTCGTCTTCTTCTTGGTCCGCAGGATCAGCGGGGGCCGGTGCCGCCTCGTTAATCGGAAACAAGTTCGCAGGCACTAATAGGTCGTCTGCGCCGTCCACTGGAGCCAAGCCAACCAACTCTCGCGCTTCGTTGCGTGTCATGATCCCTTGCGACACCGCACCGATCACGTTTTCATAAATTCTTCTGCGACGCTCTGACAACGCTGGTATCTCGTCGATGACATGTGGTACTAGCCATTCATTCAAGTCAGATTCCAACTTGCGCAGATAAGGAATGATAGTTTCTTCATACAACGCCAAGCGCGCTTCTGCCACGTTCGCGTAAGTTTGTTGATCTGGCACACCGACAAGCTGGCTTGGTACGCCAAAGCACATGGCGATGTCGGTCGCGCTCATATGCTTTAGATTAATAAAATCCATGTCTTTCGGGCTTAAACCCATTTCTTTCCAATCGAAATCTCCCTCTAGCAACAACGGCCTGCCCGCGTTTGCTGTTCCTGCGAATCGATTGTTTAAATCTGTCAACAGCTGTTGTCGCTGCGCTTCCGACAGATTAACGGAATAGCCTTGGTCGTCTCTTGGCTTGAATACGACCGCACCCGACGGCCTAGCTCCATTGTTTAGCAGATTGATGTTGTGCTTTGACGCCATGTTGTGTTGATCAACTTCGACCGCCGCTGCGCTTAGCGGCGAGCATCCATAATAGTCATCGAGTGGATTCCACAGCTTAGTCTGCTTCAAATCACTGAAGCCGCTCTCCTGATCAACCTCATAAATTTGCTCAGTGCGCCCGTTGATGCTGTATTCATATCTTTGAGGAATAGCACCGCTGCCGCCCTCTATCTTGATACGATCCGGTCTTAATAGATGCAGTTCTCGAGGCATGCCACCGAGACCACCAACCTTGACGTAATACGCATTACCTGAAAGAAGAAGATATCCGAACAAGCTCGCAAAGAACTCAGAGTTAGATTGAAGTGGATTAGGCCGATTGAGCAAGTCAACTAGCGGATGACGCTCTAAAGGATCGTCACCGGATTTGACCATAAAGGGAACCGCAGCAGCACCTTTTGCGATTTCATTGACGCATCGAAAGACAATCGCGTTTTTGAGATACCCTTCTCTAGCGAGATCGTCATAGCTATAAGATTTGCCCATGTTTGGCTGAACGCCAAAATAGCCCACCATCGACGACTGCTTGACTTCTGGTGGCTGACTCTTACGAAATCGATCCAAAAATCCCATCAACTGATCCTCCATGCAGGGTTGCCCGAAGACTTACTCATCTCGCTAATTGCCCATACAAGGGCGTCAAGCCTATCGGGAGAAGGTTGGTTTCGATCCGCTGTGTAAGTACACATCTGGTTTTCAAGCGGTGGGAAACTCCCCACATGGTGAACACGACCTTGCTCATACAGAGCCGAAACCGGCTCCGCCCTCATGAGCTTACCACGCGACGCATGGACTGCGCGATAAGGAATGTTTCTGTCTATACTGCGCAAAAGCCGCTCAACCAAATCGCCACCATTGTTAACTTCGGCCACGACGCGGTCCGCCTGCCATTCGTAGAAAAGTCTCACGGCCTCCCGCGCCCATCCATCGGGTGTGTACTTACCACTTGCGTCCTCGAGTACAAAGAAATGATTTTGACCGTCTTTGCCGCACACAACAATCCCCGTCTCGTCCGAATTTTCATTAGCGGTTACGGCTGGATCTATTGCAACGACGATCTGTGTCAGCTCCCTCTCTTCGTTGTCTGGTATCCGAGCGTCGTCAATCATGTTAGGCGTCCACAGCGCGCCTTCGACTTTATCAATAATCTCCGCATACAACTCTTGTCGACCAAGTGCCGTGCCCTCGTATTTTTCTCTGAGCATGTCGAGAGTGGATTCTGCTAAGTTTTCTGCGTTCTCAAACGTCGACCCTTTAGTTACGACGACGTCTTTTCTCTTAACGAGATCCTGAATCAACTGTGTTGGTCGTGGTGTAGTGGTGATTACGCATTTAGGATTGTCTCCTAAACGTAAGGAAAACATTAGCTGGTCGAACGTTTCTGGATAGCGCCATGCCGCTAGTTCATCCAACCACGCTCGATGAAATTGCGGACCCCTCAACCTGTCTGGTTCCGTTGCGGAAAAACCTAATATTTGACTGCCGTTGGCTAGCTTAATTGCTGCACCGGAGCTGTTGTAACCCTGACCTCTGCCCCTCATCAAGCAGCCGTCCGGTATTTGCCGCAAGATCCCAGACGGTCCCTCAAAAGCTGTGCGTTTCAAATCCCCAAACGTCGGAGTAACAACTGCGACTTGCACGTCGGGATTTCTCATGGCGTAGATCAACGCATCCATCGCGCCTGTACGGGTCTTTCCCCACCCTCGACCAGCAAGAATTAACCATATGTTCCAATCTAAAGAATCATGTGGGGTAATCTGAGAAGGCCGCGCCGTGAACTCAACCCAATCAGTGTACGCCTCGACCGTTTTGTATAGATCCGGCCTTGTCTTCCGCAACGCGGTCAAGAGTCTCCATGATTCGTCTGAATGATTCGGGGGTGCTGACATCTGCGGCAATTTTCGATATCTCCTGTGCTTCGCCCAAGGCTAACTTTGCGATGCGCTGTGCGTTCGTCGCTACAACGCTGAGCTGTTGCAACTCGCCATTACCTAGAGCTTCAACGTTCCGTGAGTCATCTAACAAACATTTCTGATATCTGTTTGCGACGATCTTTAAAGCAGTCTTAGCAATGCTCATCGACATGAGATCCATTTGCTTACCTTCGTCAATCAGCTGCTTTGTTCGCTCTTCGTCTCGTTGATGGCTTATCTGCGTCTGTACCCTGTTCTTTTCCTGCTGCCAACGCTCCTTGTGGTGATATTTATAAGCGGTCGCGCGTGCCACTCTGTATTTTTTTATCAGAGCATCCATGCTCAACCACTCGATGACCCCATCAGCGTTGTAAACACCGTTGACAAAGTCTTCTCGCATTTGCATTTTAATTTTGTCAGTCCACTTGATCGTCATGGCTTTTCGTTATGCTCAAATCCGGTGGAATCTATAACATTAACTTAAATGTCGCAATGTAGCGGCCTTGGATCTCTCCGTCTCCCAGCGCATCTCAGCAACACGTAATCGCTTTAGTGCAGCTCGCTCTGCTATCATTGCGTTATTAACTTTTTTCATTTGATCTGCCCACGTCGACCCATACCCCGGTTGAAATTGTCCTTTGCATTTCATTTCGGCTTCAGCAGCAACACCACTCATACCCGCGTGCATGAACGCTTTCTTTGTGGCGGCTTCCCAAGCTTCGAGATGGGTTTTATGTTCGTAGTAGATCTCTGCGCATTTTTCCCAATTTTCAATGGCGGTTTCCATTTCGCCAATTGCGTCATCCAGTGTGTCGAGCTGGGCAAAGTAGTTTTCGACCTGACGTCCGGCCTCATTCGTATCCCTCATCTGGTTTTGGCTCAAAGATGCATTTTTTGAAGTTGTAGACAAAGCTGGCCTCCCCGATTTTTCCATAGAACCCTTGCTCCCTAATTTTTCTGGTGATCACGCGAACTGAATCATTGTCGAAGTCTCTATGCACCACCAACACGGCATCACTTTGATTGTGCCAATGAGCCGCGCCACTTATGTCGTACGCAGTCGGCGGCTCGTATTCGCCTGTCGATATATTCTTCTGCATTTTCTTAGGATGCGCCACGATCCAAATCACCACGTCGTGCGTGCGACAGAAGCGCTTGCAGCGAGAAATGAAATCCCTTATGTGCTCGTCTTCTCTGTAGCTCCCCGTCCTCGTCGCATCAACTTCATTGTACGGGTCAATAACAATACCGTTGACGCCATACTTCTTAACTGCGCCCTTCGCTATTTCCAGCAGCTTCTCAACGTTTGGGGTGTGTTCTTTAGTTTCGATAAAATGAAAATGTCCATTAATCCATTTGACGGCCTGATTCATTTCATCTTCCGTCATTCGTCCAACGTAGCCCTCATCAAAATGCTTTTCTTGCACGATTTGACTAAGTCGCCGAATGTGCATTGGCACCGAATGTTCTGGACTAAACATTGCAAACCGCCACGCTTCATGCCTTGCTAATGATACCAAACACTGGTCAAGAAACGTTGATTTACCGTGGTTGGGCACACCGGTCACGCAGTGAAATGTGCCTTTCTGCACC